TGTAGCAGTTGGTTCAAGTTCCTTATTAGCAAACACTACAGGAAGAAGAAATACTGCTGTGGGTAGATTATCTATGATTGCTAATACCACAGGAAACTTTAATACTTCAGTTGGATATAACGCAGGAACTGCTATTACAGAGGGAACTTCAAATACTGCTATAGGTGATTCGGCTTTAAAAGCAAATACAACTGCTTCTAACAATACTGCTGTTGGTCAAGCTGCACTTGTAGCAAACACTACAGGAACACAAAACGTAGCAATCGGTTCTAATGCACTAGATGCCAATACAACTGCTTCAGCAAACATAGCTATAGGACATGATACTCTTGGAGCAACAACCACAGGTGGGTTTAATACGGCAGTTGGTAATTCGGCATTAGATGTAAATACCACAGGTGCAAGTAATGTAGCTATGGGAGATACTGCCTTAGGAGCAAACACTACAGCAGCTAATAATGTAGCAGTTGGTACTTCAGCTTTAGCAGCAAACACTACAGGTACAGGAAACGTAGCAGTTGGTAAAGGTGCATTAGATGCAAATACAACTGCTAATTACAATAATGCTGTAGGTTTAGATGCCTTAGGAAAAAATATTACAGGAACAAATAATAATGCATTTGGAGAAACTGCTCTTTTTTCTAATACGACAGGTGATAATAATCAGGCTATTGGTAGAGGAGCGTTAGAACAAAATACAACAGCAAACAACAATAGTGCATTTGGGCATCAGGCTTTAAAGCTAAACACCACAGGCACGATTAATACTGCATTAGGTAGACAGGCGTTATATAACAACACTACAGGAACAGACAATACTGCGGTTAGTTACTCTTTGGTTAGTAACACAACTGGCTCTAACAACACAGCAGTTGGTAAAAGTGCTTTAAATGCAAACACTACAGGAGGACAAAACACGTCTATTGGTGTTTTGGCAATGGATGCACACACAACAGGAAGTAATAATACCGCAGTTGGTTATGAGTCACTTGGTAAGTCAACAACTGGGGGAGGTAACGTAGCTATAGGTAGAGCAGCACTACTTGATACAACAACCACAGGTAATAATGTTGCGGTAGGTGTTGAAGCGTTAGAAAATAATACTGGTTCAAGAAACACAGCAATGGGTTATCAAGCGGGAAGACCTGTAACGTCAGGTAATGATAATATATCTATCGGTGATACTTCTGCTGATAACCTCACTACTGGAAGTCAAAATGTTTTGATAGGTAATTCAACCAGTATGTCATCAGCAAGTGGAACTAATCAAATAGTGCTGGGGCACAACGTCACAGGAAACGCTAATGGGTCTCTTTGTTTCGGTGATGGAGCTACAGATTCAGCTATAGCTTTTGGTGCAACAAGTATTACTGCTCCTTCTGATATAAGACTTAAAGAAGATATACAAGACCAAGAAGCGGGTTTATCTTTTATAAATGATTTAAGACCAGTAACTTTTAAATGGAAAAAAGAAAAAGATATACCATCTGAATTAAATGCTCATAAAGAAGGTTCAGAAAAAAGAACCATGAACGATAAAGTAAATCATGGTTTCATAGCACAAGAAGTCAAAGCAGTTATAGATTCACATAATGAAATTAAAGATGGTTTTACTCTTTGGTCAGAAGATGAAGCTGATGGTAGACAACGACTAGGGGCTAGTGATTTAGAAACTATTTTAGTCAAAGCAGTACAAGAACTTTCGGCAAAGGTCGAAGAATTAGAAAATAAATTAAACGGAGAATAAATATGACTGAACAAACAGTAGCAGAATGTTTAACAGCAGCAACAGATAGCGTAACAGTTATCAACGACATTAATACTAATGGTAAAAAATCAATTCATGTTGGTGGCACAGCAGAAGCAGACACAGATATGTCACAAGCTGATATAAATGCAGTAGTACAACGTAATGTTGACCACTTAGAAACTATCTTAGAATACACAGACCCTGATGTTAAAGGCTCTAGTGATGATAAATCATCTTACACAGGTGCAATAACAACTGGTAAAGCTTATATAGCCGCAAATTAATAAAAGTGAATGGCATTACTTCCTATTACTCCCCCAGCTGGAATCGTCAAGAACGGGACTGATTACGGAAACAAAGGCCGTTGGGTAAACGGGAATTTAGTACGCTTTGAAAATGGCTACCTAAAACCTATAGGTGGCTGGAACAAATTAAGAAACACAGCTCTTACAGGCGAACCTATTGGAATGTATGCACATTCTGATAACACAGGTAAGCCTATACTGGCTGTAGGTACAAGACAAAAAGTCTATGTACTTTACGACAATACCTGGACAGACATCACACCATCTGGTTTCGTAAACGATGCTAGTCAAGACCCTTTAGGCTTTGGTGCTTATCAATACGGTCAAGAAGACTATGGTGATGCTAGAAGTCAATCAGGTTTACCTCTAGATACAGGTCATTTTGCTTTTGATAACTGGGGTGAAGATTTAGTCTTTTCTTTTTCAGGTGATGGCAAGATATACAAATGGCGACCTAACTCTGGCGGTACAGCCGATACGATAGCTACAGTTGTTACCAATGCACCTGTAGGTAATCAGGCTATCATCGTAACCAATGAAAGACATCTAGTAGCTATTGGTTCTGCAAGTGATCCTAGAAAGATTGCTTGGTCTGATAGAGAAGACAGAAACAACTGGACATCTAAAGCTACTAACTCAGCGGGTGATCTACAAATTCCTACAGGCGGTAGAGCATTGTACGCAGTTAAGTTTGGTTCAGATGTCATTATATTTAGTGATACAGGCATAGCTAGAATGTATTATACAGGCAACCCTTTTATCTATGGTATAGCTGATGCTGGTTCTAATTGTAAAGCGGTAGGTAGAAGAGTCATTGTATCTACAGGATCATTTATGGCATGGATGGGTGAGAACTCATTTTTTGTTTACGATGGACAGGTTAGAGAAATACCATGCGAAGTTCACGACTATGTGTATGACAATCTAAACCAACAAGGTAGAGCTGCTAGTTGGGGTGGACACAATTCTAACTTCAACGAGATATGGTGGGGATTCCCAAGCGGTGATGGACAATACACACCGAACAAATACGTTATATGGAACTACAGAGAGAACACATGGTCTATAGGTGAATTAGATCGTGGTTGTTGGATTGACCAAGGTGTCTTTGATTTCCCTATAGCGGGTGACTCTAGTGGCTTTATTTACGAACACGAATCACAGTTATTAAACAATTCTCCAAACTTAGGTACATCTGTACCTTTTGCAACAAGTGGCCCTATAGAGATTGGCAATGGCGACAGGTACGTTCAATGTAATCAAATATTACCAGATGAAGAAGCAAATACTTTACCTGGTGTAACCCTTAGTTTTAAAGGTAAGTTTACTCCGCTAGGCAGCGAAACAGACTTTGGTAGTTTTACCTTTAATAGTGATGGTTATACCGATGCAAGGTTCTCAGCACGACAGGTACAGATGACAGTTACAGGAAGTACAACACAAGACTTCCAAGTTGGTAACATTAGGTTAGATGTCAGGAACAGAGGCAAACGATGAACCTAGCTTCTAAAAGGCAATATTTAGAAAGAGCGACTAATGTAAAATATTCTTTTGCAGCTACTACTCAGCAAACTATATACACAGCACCTACTGGTGATGATTTTACGTTTGCCATAATAGAAGGCATATTTGCTTGCGATCATGGCAATCAACAAACTAATTTAGATATAACCATTACAGATACCAGTTCTAATGAGTTCTTCCTTTTTAAGAATCACAACATATCAGCCTATGGCACAGAAGAATTAGTAGTTAATTCTGGTTTAATTCTGCAACAAGGAGAGATTGTTAAAGGACAGGTTAATCACGCAAACATAGACTTAGTAATAAGTATTATAGAATATGCAAAAGGTGACTAATAACGTAGTTGATTTTAAGCCTACATGGGAAATGGAGTGGGATCGTTGTAAACCTTGGATAGAAGAAGCCTTGAAATATCAAGATTCCTATACAATAGACCATGTAGAAGATAAAATAAGCAAAGGATTGTTTCATTTGTGGCCTGGTAAGAAGTCTGCATTGGTAACAGAATTTGTAATATTTCCAAAGCATAAAGTATTGAATTTACTTTTTTGCGGTGGAGACTACAATGAATTAACAGAAATGCTTCCATCTATAGAAGTTTTTGCTAGAGCAGCTGAATGTAAAAGGCTCTACGGAGGCGGAAGAAAAGGATGGGCAAGAAAATTAAAGCATTTAGGTTTTGAAGAAGAACACATGATAAGAAAAGAATTATGAGTAAAGGCGCAACAACAGCAGAAGCTGTAATACCAGAGTATCAACAACAGCAACAAAGA